CCTCAGGCAGGCCCACGCGCTGCGACAGGTATGGCGACGCGTAATAAGCCATGAGCGCGCCGCCGGCGGCCATGGTGAGCTTGGCCTTGGGCGAGCCTTGCAGATACCGCATGCTGACGGCCGCGCCAGCTATGCCTGCGAGCTTGACGGCCAGCCCGTCGAAATCAATCTCTGTCATGGCTCCCCGCCGACAAAAAAAAGCCCGCGCGCGGCGGGCTGGTGGATCGAATTGGCGGCGCCTGGTCAGGCGATCCAGTCCGTGCGTTGGCTGAGCGCAGTCACCAAGGCGGCGGATAGCTGGTCGAACGCCTTGCCATCCTTGGTCGTCTTGCTGTCCAGGATTGGAGCCGCATCGGCGGCCGACAGCATGTAGTTCTTGTCGGCGATCGGCTTGTACGCACCAGCGTCGTCGACGATGCCCACGGTGTAGCGGGCCAGCAGCGAGCCGTCGGCGTTGACGGTCAGTGCTTCCATGCGGCAGGCGACGGTCTTGTTGATTGGGGTGATGGTCATGGTGGTTTCCTCGGGACGAAAAAAAGCCCGCGCGCGGCAGGCATGATTGGCGATAGTGCCGTTGATCAGGTGAAGTCGTCGGTGGACCAGAGCCGGTCGTTCGTCAGCTCGCTGAGCGACTGGGCGGTCGGCCCGGCCGGCAAGGCGTCCTTCGGGACGTTTGGATTGAAATTGCGATGAAACTTGACCTTGCGGATGTAGCCATCAAGGGGATCTGCGTAAATACGGGCGCCGAGCACAAAGCGGGTGAAACCGATCGTGCCGGCCGATGCGGCGCCACCGCCGTTCATCCGGCGAAACGCCTGACTGTTGAACGCCGCCCCGGGGGCATCGTTCCCGCTTTTGTACCAGCCAAATGCGAGGCGCTGGATACCCTTGCCGCCGGGCGCGCCGTTGTTGCGCAGCGGGCCTTCTACTGCAGAGGCCTGCCCGTTCCAATACTGCGCGATGGCCACCGAATTGGACTTCGGGTAGTTGTCGCCAAAGTAGCTGTACACGTCCGGGGCGGCCCCGGGCGTTGACATCTGGAACAGGCCGTTCGTATCGTTCACATTGACGGTTTGGCCCTTGCGCTCCCATTCGATGAACAGAGCACCTTCTGGGTTATACCCGGCGAACATCGGGTTCAGATCAGCATAGTGGTAGTCCTGATCCGCAAACGGCGCCACGCTCTCAGCCTTGGTGTAGCTCATCCCTACCGAGCCCTGCCACATCCATGGGTGCCACAGATAAAAGCGGGTGTCCGACGATATCGATCCCGCAGCCAATTCGGATGTGAAATAGCCAAACACGAGTTGGCAGAGTCGCCCGATGTCCTTGGCAGCAGTCCAGACGTCCGTGAACTTGAACTTTTTCCACCGCGGCGTCGCGACATACTGGGTCATGGCATCGCTGAACCCGAAGCTGAATTGGCGCACGACGTCACAGCGCACCCAGATCTCCGCCGTGTGGACCACGCCGTCGGTCGGTACGACGTTGCCGCTGTTGATCATGCCGCCGGCCATATCGCCGGCGACGCCTGGCCCCTGTGGAATATCGGCGATACGAAAAGACCAAGCCTCGTTGCCGCCCGCAGGATCGGGGAAGCCCTTTGTCAGCCCTGGCAGCCCGCCGAACCAGTTCGTCCAAGCATTCAGATTCTCGGTGTTGTGCAGGTAATTGTTGTGCGCCCGCTCGCAACGAAGACCCAGCGCGCGGCCGGTTTCCTTGTCGAACTCGAATACCGGTGTCTGCGGCGGGGCCACGCGCACCATGCCGTTTGAATCGACATATTCGGTCGCGGTACCGCGAACGCACCGAAACCCGGCGCGCGCGTACTGTTCTGCCGCGTCGCCGGCCGTAAAGTCGACTTCGTACGACCATGGGTAGGACTGGAGCCCGTCGATAGGTCCGAGATAGCTCATGCACTCACTCCGCTGATGAACCACGCGCATTCAGCGGTGGAGAACACGTCCAGCCACTGGTTTGTCTGGATCAGGTAGTTAGGGATAGACGCCCGGTACGTGCCGCGCGGCGGAATTCGCTCGTCCTGGAAGATGCATGCGAACGAGTTATCGGCGCTGTTGCGAAATCGCAAAGCCACCCGCGCCTCCGCTTCGGTCTTGTTGCAACAGAGAATCGAGGTGATCTCCATCGGATAGCCCGGCGGCGAGACGGCATGCCAATCCCCCACGGGCGGGCTCGCATTGATCCGATTGGTCCGAGCGCGACCACCATTGACCCTAGCAAGCGTCATATTCCACTCGACGGCGTCCGAGCTGTAGCAGGACAGGTATTGCCCTGCGCCGAAGAACAGGCCCGGTACCCGTATGCGGGTGCTGCCGTTGGCTGGCAGCAACTTGGCGTTCAACACCGGCACCAGCGTGCCGTCTTGCAGCACCGCCCGGACGGCAATTGCCTGCGGCGTGTTCGCGCGTGATGTGGCGGCCAGGCTCGTGACTGTCTCGTTGCCGATCCCGCCGCTCAAATTGATCCAGGTGTTCGCCGAGAAGCCGAACCGGGTGACGTTTTCAATGAGTGCCATCTGCTTCCTTGATCGATGGGCGAAAAAAAAGCCCGCGCTGGGCGGACAGTCGGTGTGCAGCGGGGCTTACCGCATCGTGCCGAGAACGAATAGCTCTGTTCCGTTCAGGGCCAGGCCTTGCGACCCCACGGCCGCGTTCGCATTGACCTGCCATGTTCCGGCGATGGTGTGTGTACCAGCCGCCAGCGTGATGCAGAATTGAAGATCCACGGCGAATGGGAGGGCGTAGTTGCCGGGTTGCTTGTACCCGTGGTTGCGCACAAAGCGCTCAACGCCGTCGACATAGACCCGGTAGTAGCCCCGCCAATCGGCATCTACGGCCAACGCCGGCGAGGCCTTGCACGAGATCAGCACCGTGGCGGCCGCTGGCAGAGTCAACTGATAGCTGAAGACCTGCGTCTCATAGGGCGTCCAGTAAGTGCTGTTGGTGAACGCGACAAACCGAGGAATAGTGACCGACTCGCCGGCAAGCTGCAGCGTCCCAATGCTGGCATTGCCGATGAGGGCACTGTTGATCACCACTTGACCGTCCTGGATGACAAACGGCGTCGCCACGACCCCATTGACCAGATTCAGGACAGCGAATCGGTCGGCTAACGCGTACACCTGCGTTTGCATCCCACCTGGCGCGTTCTCCACGCCAACACCGATGCCGGCCTGATACAGCTTGCCGTGGGCTGTTACCCCGACCTTGACCGCGTACATCGCGTTCAGCTTGCCATCCGTCGTGGCTTGGGCCTGCTGCACCGTCTGGACCGCCGCCGATGCGCCGTTGGCCGTGGCCGTCACGGTGTCAATTCGCGAGGACAGCGCACCGTCGACGGTTGCGCGGGAGAGTGATTCGATGTTGAGGTTCGATTCCACACCCGTTGTGCGCGCCGAGATCTGCTCGATGGAGGTCGCCAGGCCTGCCGCCACCCGGTCAACCCGCACGATCGCCGAGTCGGCGGCGCCGCTCTTGAACTGCAAGCGACGCACCGACGACACACTGTCCGCCGCGACCTTCCGCAACTCCGAGAACTGCGAGTCGTGGTCGGCCGCGGCTGCACGCATCTCGACCAGCATCAGCGCCAGCTCGGGGCTGACCTGCTCCAGCGCAGCGATCGATGCATTGAAGCCGGTGGCACGCGCCTCGAGCGAGTCGGTGCGCGTGGCCGTCGACGCGGTCACTGTTTCCAGGCCCTGGATCCGGCCCGTGTTCGAGCCGCTTTGCACTTCAACCGTGCTCAGACGCGAGGCCTGCTGTGCCTGCACCGTTTCGGTGTTGGCGATGCGGCCCTCGGCGCCGTCAACGCGCGCGACCAAACCGGACTGCTGCGTTGCCAGCGTGGACGTCGTCTGGCTCAGCGAGGCGATGTTCGTCTCGGCCGTGCCCAGCTTGGTCTGCATCTCGACCTGGCGCGTGGTCTGCGTCGCCGTCACCGTGTTCAGCTCGCGGATCGACGACTCGGCCTGCCCGCTCTTGACCCGCAAGGAACGCAGCGTCTGCGCGTTGCCTTCGCTTGCCTTGCTCAGGTCGGTGATCGCGGAATCGACGCCACCGATCTGAGCGGACAGGTCGACAAGGCGGAAGGCGTTCTCGGCCGTTGCCTCCTCCACGAGTCCGACCCGGGTAAGCGCGTCGCCGGTTTTCACCTCAACGGCGCCGATGCGCGTCGCATACCCGGCACTGGTTTGCGACAGAGAGGTGACACTTGCCTCCGCGTTGCCCACCCGCGTCGTAATGTCCGCCAGTTGCGTGGCTTGGCCTGCCTGCGTCTGGCTCAGCACGGTGACGGTGGAGTCGACACCGTCGGTCCGGCTTTGCAGGGTGGTCAACTGCGACGCCTGCGCGGCCTGTGCGATGTTCAGCGTCTGGATGCCCGACTCGGCACCACCCACGCGCCCAGTCAGTGTCGTCAGCTGTGACGCCTGACCCGCGGTCGTCGACTCCACGATCTGGATGCGCCCCTCCGCGTTGCCTGCCCGCGTCTCCAAGCCGGTGGCACGTATGGCCAGCGCCCCCGTGGCGCTTTCCAGGCCGGAGATGGCGCTTGCGGCCGCCGCGTTCGATGCTTCCACCGTCGACGTGCGCGTTGCCAGCGTGGCGGTCGTCTGGCTCAACGTGCTGATGCCGGTCGCGTTTTCGCCCACGCGAGTTGTTATGAGCAGCAGCTGCGTCGCCTGTTCGGCCGTCACCTCGCGCGTATCGATGATCAGCGATTCGGCCTCGCCAGACTTGGCCCTCAACGATGCGAGAGTGCGTGCATAGCCCCTACCCGCTTCAGCCAGATCATGCACCGCTGAGTCGGTGTCGGCCGCTGCGGCGACCAAGCCGACAACCTTCTGCGCCAGATCTCCCGTCGCTTCGACGGTTTCCGTCACTTGGGTTGTCAGCGTATCGGTACGCACCTGCAGCGAGTCGATCCGCAGCGCTTGGCCAGCGTCGGCCTGCTGCAGCGTGACGATGCTGCTGTCCACTCCGTTGGCACGCGACACCAACGCATCGACGCGGGTCGCCTGCGTGCCCACGGCGCTGCTGACGCTGCTGATCTGCCCGCCGAGGGTGCTGCCCTGGGCGATACGGTCGGCGATCTCCTGCGCCGTTTTCGCCGCATTGGCTGCGATGTCTTCAGCCTGGGCGTCCAGTGCCACGGCCAACGCTTCAGTTTCCTGCTGAATGGCCGCTGCATTCGCTGCGATAAGCGTTGCCTGCTGACTTTGCGTCGCCAGCAGTGCGGCCGTCTCCTGCGCGCGGATCTGCGCCTCCCCGGCCAAGCCGGCAGCCGTAGCCGCGACCTGGTCGGCCTGCGCCTGCAGGTCGTTGGCAACGGCGGCGGTCGCTGCTTGCAGTTGGGCTGCCTTCATTTCGAGGGCCTGCGCTTGCCGCTGCTCGCTGGCCAGGATCTCGGCTGCAAGTGCTGCGTCGCCGTTGGCGATCGCCAGTACCTGCTCCGCCAACTCGGCCAATTCACCGTTGAGGCCTTCGGTCGAGCCGATCACCTCGAGCAGTTGTTTGCCAAGCTCCGTCGTTGCAAGATCCAGCCCCGCCAGCACGCCTTCTGCGGACGGCAAGACCTCGACTTGCGCCGTACCGGCGTCACTCAGGTTTCCGGCGACGTCCTCGGCGAGCACCCAATATCGCTGCAGGCCGGCGGCCGTTTCCACCCGGGTGTAGGTCGTTGCGGACACGATGCCAAGCCCGACTGCTCCAGCTTGCGCGGCGCCGCGCAGGATCCTGTACCCGCGCAGCGGTTGGGACGTCCGGCAGTCTTGCCAATCGAGGCGGATGGTCGACTGGTCACGACCGGTCCCGACCAGCGGCTCGGCCGGCCCGGATACGACGAAGGAAGCGGCCACGGGCTCGCTCCAGTCGCCCGCCGTGTTGCGGTGACTTGCCCATACAGTGGTTGTCCCAGCGGCAAGCCACCCGAGATTGAAGCTGTCCGCGCGGCCAGAGAACACCACGCCGCCCGAAAGCCAGCTCACGCCGACCCGGATCTCGGTCAGCGACCAATCCACGCCCTGCAGGCCGTCGGGCCGCGTCCACGCGGCGACAGCGCCCTGCTCAGTCATGGTGAGTGCAAGGCCAGCGACCGCAGCGGGAACGTCACCGGCAACGGAATACCCCACCGTCGCCACCGTCCCCATGCGTCCGAGGCTATCGAAGGGCCGCACCTCGACCGTCCACTGTTGGCCGCGGTCCGCAAAGCACGACGCCCGCGTGCCGTACACGTTCGCGTCGAGCAGTTCCATCGGACCGCCGCTGAGGGCGCCCCATACCTGCGCATGGTCGTAGTTGCCGGCAACGTCGAACGTGACCGTCAATTCCGTGCGCCAAGTCTCGCCCAGGCGCACGCGCTCGGCACTGACGGCGGCGTTCATTGCCACCGGCGGCAAGCGCGCGAGCAGGCTGTCGCCGGCCGGCTGCGTCCATGCGCCGTTCCAGACGTAGTCCCACAACTCGGGCGCTTCTGGCACGGCAGTGATGCGTGCGCCGGTCATTCCGCTATTCGGCTGGACGGACACGATCCGGCAGCGATACCCCGGCGTGGGCTTGATGTCGAACAGCCACGTCGTATCCAGAACGTCCGCACCCTCCCCTGGCGCCGGCAAGTCGGCAGGCCAGGCCTGCGCCACGGTGATGCTGCGGCGATCCGCTGCGATGCTCGCAACTGGGAACACCCGCATTGTCTTCTCGCGCGGCAACGCCAGCGCCATCATCTGCACGGCGCCGTCGACGACCGGCAGCTCCACGTCCAGACCGATCGTCCAGTTGCCGGTATTGCGCGAGAACGAGACGACGCGCCCCCCAGCCCCCCATTGCGTCAGGTCGTGGCTGAGCGCTACCAGCGCGCCCGTGCTGTAGACCATGTACTCGAGATCCATTTCCCAGGAAATGGACTTTCGAGCGTAGGCAGATTGACCCAGCATCAACCGGGCGCGCTGAGCCGCATGGGCTCCGAAGTTGATGCCGCGCACGCTGACGCTGGCCTGCCGGTTGGGCGTCGTCACGGCCAGCGGTGACACCACGCGCACCGACTGCTGCGTGTAGCCGTTCTGCGCATCGTAGAAGTCGTATTGCCCTTCCTCGGCAGTCGGCAACAGGTCGTAGTCCACCGAGAAGCTTCGCGCCTTCATCGTGGCCATGTTGATCACGCCGCTGATCGGCTGGTCTTCCGCCAGCCACACGACGCCGTACTTGCCGGTCGACCGCGAGAGCCGGCCGAAACCGACGTCCGCGATTGCCTCGAGCAAGTCCTCGATGGTCATCGCCTCTTGGACAAAGTCGTCAAAGCGAAAACCCTTCGCTGCGCAACGCACCATGAAGGCCTTCAGGCTCTCGATGTCGATTTTGCTGTCCGGAAGCCCCAAGCCTGCGATCAGGCGACCATCGCGTGGGCGCCGAATGCCGCGCATCAGCATCAGCAGCTGCGCGCCGGGGTTGCTGATACCGGCCGCGCCCGGCTCGGTCGCCTCAACCCATTCGGTACCAGTCCACACGGGCACGGCCGCCGCGCGGCTGATCCAGTTGACCGTGTCGAGGGAACCCGACAGTTGCCCCGTCGCCTTGACCTCCACACGCACGCGCGGCTGTCCAGCATAATCGGCCGTATCGGCCTGGTAGGACTTGAGCGCCGTCCAAGTGACGGTGTTTTGCTGCTGCGTGCTCGTAGCGTTCCGGTCGACCTTGCGCAGGCGCACTTCGTATTGCGCAGGCGGCACGTCAAGTGTGAGGGTGCGCCGCACCGGTTTGCCGCTCGCATTGGTCAGCGCGATGCGTCCATCAAGGAACGGCACCCAGGCCCCGCCTGTCGGGCGGTACTCGGCATCAAACGAGACGCCGGCCGCTTGCCAGTTGCCCGAGTTGTTGATCGAGGTCACCGTCGCCTCGATGTCTACGGCGATCCGCACCGTGTCGCGGCTCGTCGTTCTCACTGTCCAGTCGGGCTCTGCGTCGTCTCGACGGTCCAGGAGGCCGCCTGCCACGCTGTCGACCGAGGTCGATGGCATTTCTCCGTCGTTGCCGGCGGGAAAGCCCGCGCGCGTGATCTGGACGTCAGAATAGTCCGACAGCAAGGTATCGCCCAACCGCAACGATTGGACGCTGCCGCAGTTGATGCCCGCGTGGAGCAAGCAGCTCAGGTACTGGTCGTCGCCTTCGAACCAGGTGAACTGTTGCGCGGCAAGGTCAGGCACGACCTTGCATTCGCCCAACATCAAGCCCAGTGGCTGGTACGGGCGGGCCGTATTCCGACCGCCTGAAAGGCCGTAGGACTCCGCTCGCTCGGCCGTGCCTCCTCCCATCTTGGCGTTTGCGGGTGGCAAGAGCTTGTTGATGACAATCGAGCCTGCAACAAACGCCGTACCTGCGGCGATCGCACCGGCTGCTCCCGGAAGACCCATGAACGAGCCCGCAGCAAATCCGCCCATGCCCATTGTGAAATAGGACAGCGCCGCGATCGCCGCAATCTGGAGCACCTGCTTGCGCACCACGGCCCGGCACTCGATCAGATGGCCGGGCTTCACGCGCACGCGTGTCCAGTATTCCGACGGAACATCCACTCCGCCGACACTGACCACCCAGGCGCCGGGATGCACACCTTGTGCCGCCAACGTCTCGGCCAACGAGCGCCCGGCCGAAGTGAAGCGGTGCTCGATCTCCGGGCGTAACGGGTGCGCAGCGATCGCCAGTGCAATCTGATTCAGCGCGGGGGTGGATCCTTCCATCCGTACCATCCATCAAGGTGAAGACCCTGTCGTTGCAGGCTCTGTAACGTGTCGAGGACCGTGCCGTGGGCCTCGTTGGCGCAGTGCAGGATCCACGGCGCACCGTAATGCATGAAGACGACGCCCACATGCCACCGGCGATTGAGCGGCGGCCGGCCGTGCGCCGTCGTCTCCCAAAACAGCGCCACGGCGCCCGTCTCAGGCCCGTCCACGGGTGTGACGTTGCGCTCGAGCGTTGCTCGAATATCCCGGGCCTGGCCCCGCATTCCTTGCTGGCGCTCCCGAGCGGGCACCGCGGCGACCGGCCGGCCGAAGATCTCGCGCTGCACCAGCACCACCAGCGATCCGCAGTCGAACTCACCGGGCAGATACGGCATACCCACATAGCGCTCGGCGTCCATGATCGTCGGAGCCATGGTCAACCCGCGAAGATGCCGGGCATCGTTGTTGGGTCGGCCCGCAGCAGTACTGCTGACTGGCCGAAAATCCAGTCATCGCCGAGCGACAGGACCACCCGAGGCGTCGTCGTGCGCGCCTTGGTGGCCGCCGCGGTGAAATCCCATTCGATGACCTCCGGAGCTGCGCGGTTGACGATCTGCAGCGTGACGTCGAGCGTCGCCCCCATGGGCAAGCCTTCAAGCTCGGCCATCATCCCGCGGCCGATGTTGTCCATTTCGATCTGCGCACGGGCGCTTTCTTTCGGCACATCCTGCGGCAGGGTGATAGCGAGCGGCAGAGCGACGAAATCCTCGCCGCTGATTCGCCAGTCGCGCGTGTCAGCTACGACCCGCACGGGCGCGCTCAGGTCAGGGCTGTCGATCCGCACCAGTAGCAGCACGCCGTCAGGGTCGTTCACGCGGCGCAGCTGCGCGCGCATCGAAGGTGAGAGCGTCATAGGCGGTCCACGAACTCGATTGCGCAGGGCTGAGACGATATGTGGAACTTACCCACGAGCGGAGTCACAGCACCCATCGAGCCAGCGACGAAGCGGGCGCTGCGCGTTGCCTTGGTGCGCGGGTCGGTCCAATCGAACCACCCGGCTCCAGCGTTTGCGCCCGCGCTGCTGTAGAACCAACTGCGAAAGCCCGCGGCGATCTCATGCGTGCGAAACATCAGCGTCCCTGTCAACGTAACGACAGGATCACTGGCCGTGCGCCGCACCTTGGCGACGCCGCGCTCCATGTCGGAGCGCTCGACCAACGAACTGTCTTGCATCGACGCACCTGCCAGCAAAATGGTGACGTCGCTCGGAAAAGTTGCCATTTAGAACCCCATACTTCGTGTCAGGCCGTAGCGCTGTTCCATCGCGCGCGGGATCGGCCCGACGCCGTCAGCGATCGACTCACCCGCAGCGTCGAGAAACAGTTGCACGAGCTGCGTGCCGTCTGGCATCTGCGCCGTCGTGGCCCGCGCGCTTACCGGTTGCCCGCTGTTGAAGACCTCGACCTTTACGCTTGTCGCCGCCGAGCCGGCACCGCCAGCCCCCACTGCTCGCACGCCAAGGTCGCCGGAGGACGTGCGCACCAGTGGGAAGACCCCTTCCGGGCCGGCCTCACCCATCATTCCTCGACCGTCGGCCATCGGAAAGGTCGTCGGCGTGGACACTATCGAATTGGTGAAGGCGCTGCCGCGCGCAAACGCGCTGACCTTTCCGGCGTCGAACGCGTGGCCGTGTGCCGCAGTTGCCGTGAATGCCGGGGTGGCAGTGTTGAGCGCGCTTGTCGGCGCGCTGGATTTAGCGCTCCCAGTCACGCCAAGCAGCCCGGAGATGGTCACGCCCGCATATTGGAGAAACCCCGCCGCCGCAGTGCGCACCTGCATTCGGACAATCTCTGCGATGAATGTATTGGCAAAATCTTTGATGCTGAGCTTGCCGGTCGTCGCAAACTGGACAGCCCAGTCTTCCATGCCCTTGAACAGAGACCCGACCACCGACGCCGTCGAGCTCGCCGCGTTCTGTGCCTGCTCGATGTAAGTGGCAATGCCGCGGCTTGCACCGTTGCGCCAGTCGGCTTCTGCCGCGGTGATCTGGGCCGTGGCGTCGCGCTCCGCCTCCACGCGCGCCGTCAGGTAAGTCTGTAGCGATGCCAGTTCCTTCTGATAAACCTCTTCGCCGATCCGGTTTTCCGACCGCGATCGCGACAGGTCGTACTTCTTCGAATCGACCTCGCGCTGCACCTCCGCCAAGCGCCGCATTTCATCTCGGGCCCGGTCGCCCATGCCCACGCCTGCCACGTCCATCGCCATCGCGTCGCGCCGGGTTTTCAAAGCTGCCGAGAGCGAGTCGGTGTACGCCTTGACCTGCAGGACCTCCTGCTGGTTGAGCGTGCCCATCGCTCGCACGTGCGCTTGCTGGGCTTCCTGGATCTGCGCGTTCACGCGGTCCATCTCGCCCTTGTAGCGGGCCAAGTCTTTGACCTGGTCGGCGCCCTTCGACAGGTCTATCTTTTTCTGCGTGAGCGCCGCCTGTTCCGTCAGCGCCTTCACCCGGGCATCACGCTCCTGGTCCAGCGCTTCGCGCGCCGAGATAACGCCCAGCTGCTGCTGCGACCGGATCTCCGCCAGGTGCGCGCGCAGCGCGTCCTCCTGCGCGCGGTATTGCTGCGTCAGCTCTTCGATGTCGGTGGACCGGTCCAGGCGCTCCGCCTTTTTGGCCGCGTTCCGTGCAGCGTTGACGCCGGACTTGTTGTATTTCTCGGTGAGTTCAGCCTTGCGGCTGGTGGCCGTGGCCATCGCCTGGGCGTACAGCTCGCTGCCCTTTTCGACGCCGGCGACGGCAGCCTTGAACTGGTCTTCGACCGCTTTGATGCTGGCCTCGTACTGCTCGCGCCCCGTCTTGCCCTTGCCGCCATCGATGAAGGCCTTGACGCGCCCTTCCATCGCCTTGCGGTCGCGCTCATCTTGGCGAGCGGCTTCAGCCTCCAGGGATGCCAAGTCGCCTGCACCGACGGCGACAGTCGAGCGCGAGTTGATGGCCAGCAATTCCTGCTTGAGCCGGCGCACCAGGCTGGCCGAACCGCGATCTGTGTCAACACGCGGCTCGTGGACCGCCAACTCGGCCTCGATGCTCTTTTTGCGGTTGGCGTCTGCTTGCGGGTCGTAGCTGAGCGCATTGGTGGGCGAAAGGAACTGGGCCACCGCGCCGGCGGCTTTCATCATCTGGCCCCAAAAGCCGTCGCCCTCAGCGCGAGCCCGCCGCATGGCTTCTGTGACGCTGTTCACGCCGTCGGTCAGGATATTCATCTGCCCGGCCGCGAACTCGCCCAAGCCGGCATCGACCATCGTGCGCTTGAGGTCCGTCCAAGCACTGGCGCTCCGGCCCAGCGACGCCTGGGCGCTGTTGGCAGCTTCCTCGACGGCGCCGGCGAATTCCTTGCGGATCTGCGCGGCGAACTTCGGCAGGAAGTCCGTGGCGATGACTTCGCCCTGCTCGAGCATCTTGCCGAGTTCTTCGGTGGTGACGCCCATCGCCCGTGCGGCAATCTGGAACGCACCAGGCAGCCGCTCGCCCAGCTGGCCGCGCAACTCTTCGGCCTGGACAGTGCCCTTCGACATCATCTGCTGGATGGCCATCAGCGCGCCCGAGGTCTGCTCGCCGGACAGGTGCAGCACCGTCGACGCCTCGCTGATCGCCGTGAAGATGTCCTTCGTGCGCTGGCCTTCAAGCGAAGTCTCGCGCGAGGCCGCGGCCAGCTTCACATACGCATCGGTCGTGGTGGACAGATCCAGCCCCAGCCGATTCGAGGTTGTGCGCAGGAAGTCCATGTCGCGCCCAGCCGCGACAATGTCGCCACCGTTGACGAACTTCAAGCCCACGACGACCTTGTCGACCTCGGCCTGCACGCCGACCAAGCCTTGCACGGCGCGATAGGCGGCCGTCTCGATTGCCATCAGGGCAGGCACACCAACCCCGACGCCCACCAGCGCGGTGCCCAGCAGACTCATGCCGGCGGCCAGTTCGCCGATCTGCCGCGCGGCGGACGCAGCGCCACCGCTGATACGGTCGAGGCCAGCATTCATCGCATTGGCCTGGCTAGCGCCGCGCTCCATCGATCCACGCGCGGCTTCCATCTGCCGGATGAACGGCTCGGCCTCTTTGGACACGCCGAGCGTGGCAGCCTGCAGGCGCATCATTTCTTCACGCGTGCGCCCGGCAGTGAACGCCTGCTGCGTGAGCGAGCGCATGAAGCCGTTGATTGCGCGAGTGCTGGCCGCACTGCCGTTTTCCGTCGCTTCCTTGACCGCACGCTGCGCGGCTTCGGTGCGCTGCCCGGCCGCCGCGTTCGTGGCCGCCCAGGCCTCGGCGGACTTGCCTGCCCGCGCCAGCTCCAGGATGTACCCGGACGCGTCGGCGCCAAGGCGGACCACGGTTTCGTTTGCCATACCTGCCCTTTACTTGATTGCCTTGGCGATCTCCCGTTCCAGGACGATCCCTATCGCGCTCGCCGCTGCTGCGCGCCTTGCGTCATATCCCGGCCGAATGAACGGCTGCGCCGCCTGTCGAGATGTGCCGAACTCGATGAACCGGGCATAGAACGCGTCCTTGCCGACGCCCACCAGGTAGGTGGCACGCACGCCGGTTAGCGAGTCCTCCTTGTCGTAGGCGATCAAGATCGCCCGCCGCAGGGTGCCCGCCGGGTAGGTCTTACCACCGCGCACGTGCTCGTGCGGCCCGATGGGCGCGCGCCTCTTCACCTCGCGGTAAATCGTGCGTGCGCCGGCCACCGCAGCCTTTCGAAGCGTCGATTCGGCGGCGACCGTCTCCAGTCGCCGTAGCACGTCCGTCAGCGCCGCCGGGTTTTCAACCTTCATCGTCTTGCTGGCCACCGCCCACCCCCTCCGGCAGTTCGCCGAACATGACCGCGTTGATGAGCGCCGACATAGCCTCCGGGTCTTCAAGGAAGATGCCGTCGTTCGCCGGCGCTTGGGCGGCCTCTTGCTGGCGCGTGTCGTTCCAGACGATCAGATCCAGATCGCCGAACGGCTCGGGCCGCACTTTCTCGTTCCGGTGGACGTTGGCGATCGTCGACGCGATCACTCCGGCCCGTAGGTCATCGACGTGCGAGCCGAACGGCTCCAGCCGCGCGAATGCCATCAGTTCGGCAAACTCGCTGCTCGTGAGCCGCTGCAGCAGTTCCCTTACGGGGATTCCGTAGGCAAGGGAGAGTCGGATTGCGAATCGCCGCTCGGGGCGGCTTCGGAGTTTTTTTCGGCATCCTCCAGCGCCTGCTGCCCGATGCCGTTCAGCCGGGCTGCCGTATCTGCCAGCTCATTCAAGACGCGGGGCGGCAGTCGTCGCAGGTTTGGGATGTCATCGACGGTAAACACAAGGTCGCCGGCATCATCGATTGCCGTGCACACCACCATGCGCGCCTGGAACTCGCTGAGCGGCGCGGTCGCGGATGCAGCAGTGAGGAACACGTCGCGCCCGGCAGCGCTCATTTCGCTGATGCGCAGTGCCCGCTTGCCAATGGGCACGTCCTCATACCGTGGGCGCGACTCGGCGAACAGCTCGGCTTTGCTAAGCAGATCCATCATCAGCCCCCGTTGACCACGTCGCCGGTGATGCGGATCGGCACGCTGGTCGTGAGCAGCGCGTCGACGCCGCCTTGCAGCGGGTCAGCACGCACGTAGCCGTCGAATGTCTTCGTCTTGCCATTTGGCAACGTCAGCCGGAAGGACTTGCGCGCGCGGGCATTGAACGCCGCCACCAGCGCCAGCTGGCCCGGATCTGGCGCACCACCGTCGGCGCCGAACTTCTTGTTCAGTTCCGCAGTAAAGTTGCCGAAGCGCTTGATGCCCAGCATGATCTCTTCGGCTTCACTGTCGAGGTCGGTGTTATCCAACTCGTTGGCCTGGCCGTCGAAGCCGTTGTACGACTTGAAGCCCTGGATCTGCGTCCACGCCACGGGCGTGACCGTCCCGCCGCTGTCGTATTCAGCCATTGCGGATGCATCCACCCCGGCCAGTGCGAAGGTGTCGGCAGTGACGTATTGAACGACGGCCGTGATGCCGTTCAACCCCGTGGTGCCGACAATGCCGGCCAGTGTGACCACGTCGCCGAGCGCGCGGCCGTGGGCTGGGGATGTGATGACCACAGGGTTGCTCAATTGAACGCCGGTGATCGGCTTGGCAGCTGCCAGACCGGTCGAAATGTGCAGCTTCGAGCCCTGGGCGGAGATCGACGTTTGATTGGTCGCCATTGCTGACTCCATAAAAAAGCCGCCCGAAGGCGGCATGTCAAAGTTGGGCGGCGCTACCGGTGGTAGACCGAGAAATCTTGTTGCGCACGGCTGAGCCCCGTGTCGTCCTCGCGAGACGTAGACGGACGCCCGATCGGGACGGCCGCAAGCCCGGCATACATGGCGCGGGCCACTTCCTTGATCACGGCATCCACCGTGTCGCGGTCGTCTGCATACACGTCGACCTGCACGCGCGTGTTCTGCGTCTCGTCCGGGCCGTCGAGGTCGACGATTGCTTCCCCGCCGGCGCTGCTGTACACGATCCACGGCGTCGGCGTGTGCTCTGGTGCCAGGTCTGGAAAGACCCGGCCATCCACCAGCGGGCCGAGCACAGGCGGGAGGATGGCGCTGATCACGTGCCACCTCCCCGCCGCACCCCGGACTGGCATGCAAGGTCGACGTGCTCGCGGCGCTGCTTGTCAGGCAGCACCGCCACGATGTCGTACACCTGACCGTCAACAACGTCCACGCACCGCATGGTGGTGTCGATGCCTGTGCGGTACCGGATGCGGATGCTTGTGGTGGTCAGGGTCTGCGCGGCGCCGGACGAGGCGAATTCGCGCCCATTCATTGCGCGGATGTCCGCCCAGACGGTCGCCACCTCGGCCCAGCCGTTCGCAACGACCTGGCCGGACGGCTTTTTCACCTGGTTCGGACGCTCGATGCGCACCCGCCTGTTCAGCGTTCCGGCTCGAAGCATGTCAAACCCCCATGCCGACGCGGTGCGGGCGAAGCAGCGATTGCGCACCTTGCGGCAGCGCTTGCACCGTGGCGCCCACGACGACATCTTCGCGGTTCGAGTACAGGTGCCCGAGAATCAGCAGGACCGCCGCCACGATGGCCGGGTTGATCACAATCGGATCGTCGCCGGCCGTGCCATCGAGCACCGCCGCGGCCAGGGCATCCGTCGTCGCGTAGAAGCGGCGATTAAGGAAGTCCTCGGCCGCCTGCTCGGCGCCGGCCAGGTACACCGCCACCTGGTCGACCTCATCATGCTCGGCCTTCACATGCTTGCAAGCTGCGAGGATATCGACGGCTTCCATCAAGTCGCCCTTGGCTTGCGGATGCGCGCGGCGGGCGGCTGGTCACCCTCCGGCGCACCGTCGGCTTGCGGCGCCATTGCATAGCCCTTCTGCACGAGTTCGCGGGCGTGCTGCTCGGTGGTCTCGAATTGCACGCCCTCGACCATGACGGCGCCGCGCACGTAGATCGGGCGTTTCGCTATGACTTCCATGTTGGTCTCCGAAGTGGCCCGGGGCTGCGAGGCCCCGGGGATCTATCAACCCGCAGCGGGCGGGGTGAACGAACCGTAGATGAACGCCTCGGGCCGCTTGACCGCCAGCGCCACGCGTTCTTCGCAGCGGATGGTGATCATGTTCTTTTCGAAGTCGTCCGCGTTCTCGGTCGAGATCACGACGTTGGCGTCTTCGCGATCGAACAGCTGGGCGCCGTAGGCGAACGAGCCGGTCAGGAACTTGCCCTGGAACGCTGCGATCTCCGTCGCAACAACCGGCAGGCCCCAGAGCACGGGACCGGCCAGACCCAAGGGGTTCGCCAGGACGTAGCGGCCCAGCGTGTCCTTGGTCAGCTCGATCTTTGCCCAGTCGATGAAGTGCAGAACGTGACCGGTCGCAGGCACGCGGGCCAGCTGGGCTTGCAACATCGCCAGACGCAGATCGTCGATACCGGTCTGCTTGTCCACATCGAACGCTGCGTCAAACGCACTCGCCTGCGGCACGATGCCATGCAGGTGCACACCGGTGCCGTCGCCAAACAGGATTTCCTGCTCTTCGACGTACTTCAGGCCAAATCGCGATTCGACATCGATCGTGCTTTGCAGCTGCGCGAAGTCGTCCAGGATCTGCTTGGACGCTTTGAACAGGTGAGCGATCGTCGACACGCCGGTGATCTTCGAGGCGAACTCGATGTTCGAATAGGGCTTGGCTGTGTTTTCCGCGACGACCTTGGCGTTGTTGGTGAAGCCGGCCATCTGCACCCAAAAGATCGCAGGCGCGCCCGTGCGGCCCGGTGCGATCAGGTCGCGGATAAATAGACGCTGCCTGGGCTTGGCGTCAATACCGGGCAGACGCTGCGGCGCCACGATGCCTTCAGGGACGTCGCTGGAGATCAGCGCCGCGCGCGGCACCGGCACGCTCAGGCGGCGACCGCCTTCAAGGTTTTGCGCGAAGGCCTTCAACGGCTCGTACGCGACGACTTCCTGGCCGGCAGACTTCGCAGCGGTCTGGTTGCCACCGACGCCCGGCAGAGCTGCGAAGGCCTGCTCGGCTTCACCAAGCTGCACCTGCAGGGCGTTCTGTGCCTGACGCAGGCTGTTGACCTCGGTCGCCATCTTATCGACGGCGGCCTTGGTGTCTGCCGACAGGCCGCCTGCGGCCTTGGCTTCCTTGA